ATTATGACACCCTTTTAGGTAATTACTTAAACTTTATTTACACAGCAAACATTGACGACATAAAAAAGAAAGAGATGATCGCTATTATTGCGGATCATCTCTATAAAAGCGCTTTTGTTGTAGATAAGGAGATTAACGCTTTCGCGTGTTTAGTAAATCTAGAAAATTCCCTGTCTTAAGCGGGTGCAGCTGCACCACCTGCAGGTGCTGGAGCTGGAGCTGGAGCTGAGCCTGCTGCATACCCTGCTTTTGCTGCATCACCAACACCACCAGTAAAGCCTTGATCTCTAGCAGCTGCAGCTTTTCTTTCCTTAACTCCAGCTGTTCCAGCTAGCGCTTGCTTAAGCTGGCCAAGAGTCAGTTCATTGAGATTTTTTCCTTTTAACCTAGACGAAGGCGACGCTTCAATATGTTGTGCAAAAAGTTGTTCTAATTTCGAAAGATGGTTCTGAAGTTGTTTTTTACGCTTACCAGCAGCAGCTTCGTCTTCTCCGGACTGATACATGTCCTTTACATTACTCGCAACTTGCTTGGCACCAGCGGCGACTGCCTTTCCTGCACCTCTTACAGCATCACCAGCGCCGGCGGCAACTTCTTTAGCTTTTGCTGCAGCAGCTTTACCCGCTCCAGCTGCAGCTTTACCAGCTTTTTTAGCAGCTCCACCAACGGCTTTACCTATATTCTTAAGCCCACCGATAAATTCCTCTATAACTTCTAATTCAGCTGCAGAGGCATTTTCAATTACTAACTGTACTTGTCGTACGGACATATCTGAAAGATGTTGTTTTAATTGTGTTGCCTGATATGCTTGCTCGAGTAGGAGCATGTCTGTTCTATGTTGTTGCATAATATTATTTATTGTTAAAGGTATAATTTTACTTAAGATCTGCGAGATAGGCCTGTGTGTAGGATGTTACAGCTGGTGACGGTGTTGCTGGGTCGCATGGAATCTCTGTATTTTGTTTTGGTAAAGATCTCTGCGTGGGTGCAAGCTCATGAGGCTCAGTACCACCTCTATCCGTTCTATTAGAAATATGCTCTTCATCTTCTACAAACTCTTCCGGCTTAATGTTAACGTTACTATCTCTACGCAGCGCGTCTGGGATGGGGAGAAGATTTGGATAAAATTCTACCGCTTGGCCTAAACACCCGGGTACAGATACGTGGTCTGAATATCTACCACCGCCCTGATCGAGAGCTAGATTCAAAATAACGTCTATAGAAGATGTTTGCGGATTACCAGGGTATCGAGCAGGTTCAGTATCCTTGATATCGGTTATTCTAATATGCAAACCCGAATCAATTAATTTAGTAATTAGATCCTGCGTTGCTTTACCGAGCTGCTTATAACTATCTGTGCTTTGATAATCATCATTGAACTTAAAAACATCACCTACAAGGAAGCCTCCACGCTCGTATCTTCTCATATAAGATTCATGCAAATTAACAAACTTTTTACCTGCCATAATATTATTTATGCAGACCTGCAAATAATCACACGGATATGTAAATTTAATCTCTAAGAAATTCTGCTAAAGTATGAAACGCTGTAAACACCTCTTCGTCATCTTCTATTACGAGTCCTAAGTCTTCTTCAATCTCAAAAGAATGTGTTGTGTATACGGACTTTTCATGAACAAATCGCCCGTCTTTGATGTATACTCGACCTTCATTTGGACTAGGGAAATTCATTCTAGAATACACCTCTTCTTTAAGAGCCTTTACTAGCTCCTTAGGGTCTATTTCCACCTCAACAGCAGTTTTACCTTTGACACGCATACTATAAGTATATTATAGTTCCTTAAACTCGATTTACCACCCGGGTATTAAATATTATAAATGGCTCTTATAAAACTAACTGATATTTCTGTCGACAAGCTAGACAACGCTTCTCTAGAACAGGGATACTTATACAAAGATTTGTTTTTAGATCTGACACCTTCGGTTTATTACAACCGTGAAGTTAATAAGCAAGTTGTACTTAGAGATGTACAGGGATCCTTTGATGAGCAGGCTATTAAAAATAGTATAACAAATATTTTTTTAACATCACCAGGTCAAAAAATATTAAGCCCTCAATTCGGTATAGACCTGAGACGGTATCTTTTTGAACAGGTAAATGATTTCAACGCGTTTCAGATACAAGACGATATAACTAATAAACTACCTGAAATGGAGCCTAGAGTTCAATTAACTGGGGTGAGCGTGCAACCTATCCCTGATCAGCATGAATATTACATATCTCTACAAATTAACGTACCTTCCTTAAACATATATGGACTCTCTCTTCAATCACTATTAAATAATAACGGATATTTTGTACTCTAATCATGCCAACAACCAATACAACCAATAAATTTTTAGAATATAATCTACCTCAAGACGCTTATGTGGCGTTTGACGCTGTAACGTTAAAGGATTATATTGTTAATAGATTAAATGAAAACGAAAAGTTTACTGATCAAAATTTTGACGGTAGTAATCTAGCAGCTATTATTGATATAATTGCTTATTCCTATCACGTATTATTATTTTACCTTAATACAACTGCTTCTGAAGTAAATTTTGATCAGGCGACTCTATATGAAAATATGAATAAGATTGTTAAGCTAATAGGTTATAAGCCTGTTGGTAGACAAACTTCTATAGCTTCATTAAACGCCGTTGGATCTTCTTCGATGCCTACCGGTAACTATACTATTCGAAAATATTCATATTTTTTAGCTAGTGGTGTACAGTATACATTTAATAAAGATTTTTCTTTCAATAAAAATACTAGCGCTAGTGAAGTTATTTCAACGCTAAATGATACGGTAGTTTTATATCAGGGATCTATTAAAGAATATCCAGATTACAGTGCGCAGGGTGAAGAATTTGAGATACTGCCGGTTGTGGTTAAGAATCTTGTTGATACGCGTTCGGAAAAATTTATTGCGCATGATACAATTAGTGTTTATGTTAAAGAAAAAGATGATAACACATATTATGAATACGACTTGGTAGAGAGTTTGTATCTATCAAATTCTACTGATCGAGTTTACGAACTAAGATTAAACGAAAACGGTTACTATGAAATTAAGTTTGGTAATGGTGTGTTTGGTAAAAAATTAACTGAAGGGGATATAGTTTCAGTTAATTATCTTCAGTCTGATAACGAGGGTGGTATAATTAGTAAAAACTCTATTAATGGTAACAAGCTGTTTGTTTATGATTCACCCCGTCAGCGCGCTATTTTCAACGATACTTACTCAAATAAAGATGAGACTACTTTTATCGATATAACCAATAGTTCTTTTTTAAGCTTTAACAACCCACAACAATCATCTTCATTATCTGAGGCTGAGACAGTTGATCAGATAAGAGCAAATGCGCCTAAGGTGTTTTCTTCACAGTTAAGACTGGTAACAGAATCAGACTACGAAGGTTTTATTAATAAAAATTTAGCTAATGTGGTCAACAGCGTTGAAGTGGTAGATAACAACACATATCTTAATGGCTATATAAAATACTTCTACGATATTTGTGTGGATCCTAACAAAGTAAACCGAGTTATTGTAAACCAAGTAAATTTTGCTGACGCGTGTGACTTTAACAACATTAACGTTTTTGTGGTGCCTAAATTTAAGACAACACAGGATAAATCGTATCCACCTTTTTTAAGTAACTCATTTAAAAATTTAATTATTGATCAATCACAAGATCGTAAAATGTTATCAAATACTGTTGTACCTAGAGACCCAATCTATATGGCATTCGGACTAGGTATAAGTAATTCATCTACACTAAATTTAGATATTCTTAATAACACCAGTCTCTACGTTGTCCGTGAGACAAATAATAAAATTAATAAACAGACAATACAGTCTCGTGTTGCAAATATTATTAAAACATTTTTTGCTCCTGAAAATAATAAATTGGGGCAGACTCTAGCTTTAAACGAGCTGCTAAAAGATATACTTACATTAGAAGGTGTAAAAAATATATACACAAAAAATGAAAAAGATGGTAGCTCTTTAGAGACTATTTCTTTCCTCTCCTTTAACCCGCTTTATGAGCGAAGTGATATTAGTCTAGTGAATCAAAGTATTACTCTTCCTTATTTTAAGTTTCCATATTTGTATTCACCGCTGACGGTAGCTAAGCGTATAAAAGTAATAGATGAGTAATATTAGAACAGACTATGCGACGTTTGATGTACTAGATTATAAGAGTGAATCAAAACTATCATCCTATAATCTACGTATAACCCCACTTACGTTTAAAGCGCGTATCCCGAACACGGATGCACTAGATACACCTTTAAACGAATCAAAGGTTACATTTGATTTTGGCGACGGTACATTTGCATATAATTTAACAAGTACTCACGCATATGAATACCCCGGTCAATATACGGTTAGAATGGTGCTTAGAGATTGTAATAATAACGCAATTTTGGGATCTTATAACACCGAAGTAGATATTCACGACTATATTACTAACACGTTTACTGCAAAATGGCCGGCACTTACAAGCGGAGATGCACCTTTTGGGTTATCGGCCGGAGAGTTTTCACCAAAAATTACTATAGACTCACAAACACCGTTTTATCAAGATTTTCAAGATATATTTTTTAGTGTATCGGCAAGTTGTGGTAACTTTTTTAATCTCGATGATAGTCGATATAACGATTTAAAATCATACTGGTCGTTTTATAATAAAAACTATATCGAAAGTCTGTCTGCATACGAGTATGTACCTATTAAAAAAGTTTCTCTTTCTTCGACTAATTTATATGCACAACTATCAAACGGGGCTATAGTTAACTGCTTAAGTTCGAGCCTGTCGAGTGTGTTAGTAGGTAGTTCAGGAACCGACGTTATATATTTTAAAACTCCTGATCAAGATAATTGGACTTCGAATCCTGTTACAATTTCCCTCTTTAAGGATAGAAATAATATATTTTCTAATAGTATAACCGGTTACAAAAACAACAACTACACAAACAACTTTACAGTTACCCTATCAGCTCTAGTATGGGGAACTTCCGCGCAAACATTAAACGAATTAGTTTTTTCTTCTAACGGTATAACTGCTGAAAGCGACGAAGTAAGCTCTTTTAATGTAAGCCCTGTACAATATAAGGGATTAGGAATTCCATTTGTTATTACTCCAAAAAATACTAATAACTATACTATGAAGGCTCTTTCCGCTGGAAGAGATACTATAAAATTTGAGGTATTATCGAGTACTGGTGTTACTGTAGATTCTTCTTACTATACCATATCCAGTATAAACAATTCACTATCTGACTTAGATACTGATTTTTGGTACAGGGGTCTTTTTACCTTTAATGATACTCTTACCGCGGAGGTAGGCGCGTTAATATTAAGCGCGCAATGCCTATATGAAAATATATATAGTACTGGTACAAAATATCCACCGTTGACAGCATCAAGCACAGGGTCTATAACTCTGACATGTTACCCAAAGAACTATTATGATTTTTATAAACATAACGAAGACTTTGATTTTGAGCAAACAATAAAAGATTTAAGATTTCAAGAAATACTGTTAGACAAAAATATATTTTTTAGTGATTTTATTGGAACAATATTTGGTGATGTTAGTAGTAACTATGATGTTTTGGGTAAAAAATTATACGAAAAAATATTTAACTTTACACAAAATACCGGGGATATAGATTTATGCGGAGTTAATGAATTAATAGGACTATCAAAACTAGTAGAAGAAAAGGGCATTGTATTTGATAGTTCGTCAGCTCAAGAACCAATGGTGGTTAAAAGGTTCTTAGATATTTTAAGTATAAATTATAACCAGTTTAGAGGGACCCAAAATAAGTTTGATGAAAATTTTAATCCTAGGGGCCATACCACAAAAAGAACCTATGGGAAAAATTTAGGTCCAAAAATAACTGACACTCTTACTTACGAGATTACCGCTGGTAGTGATTTAGTTGCTTATGAGAGATTTAGCGATACATACACGCGACTTAATACCTACCAACCTCTTTGTGCGTTGAGTGGCGTTGCTTGGTCATCATCTGGAAACTTAAACACATACATGTTGAGCTCTTTTCGAACTGAAACTGATAATACCAGCGGTGCAGACTTCTGGGGGTGGGAACTAGTGCTACCGAATACCTTTGCTCTTAGCACAGTAACGAGTAAGTACTATGACTTTTACGCTTTATCTGCTGTTAACGATAATACCATTCTTAATGGATTAATTGATTATACAACTGGGCAGACCACAGTAGATTATACAACGCCACTAAGCTCACTCGAAGGAGATGAAAATATTTTTGATATCTTAATTCGAAACTCGTTATTTAGTAGTCTATCCTTGTTTTAAGGATAAATATGTTTAATGGATAACATTGTAACAGGGTTTCCAAATATACCGCTTTCGATCACTAACCCAAATGTTAGCGATCGTGATGCATTAGATAAGTTTGCACCGTATACTTTTGTTGATTTTATCAAATCTGTTTCTGAAAGCTACGACCCGGATTCACTTGCAGGGTTCTATAACAAATATTTGAATAGGTGGCATCAGACGACAGTTAAAAGAGGTACAGTAAAAACAAATAGCATAATTGATTTATATAAAGATTTTCTTAAAGATCTATCTCTTAATTTTTCAACTAGTGCAGAGCGGCGTTATCTCTCTCAATTAGATTTTGAAGATACATATGATTTGCGGATTGCTATGTCTTTTTTTAGTAAAAAGATTAGAGACGTAGTTGCATATTATAAAAAGAAGCGTCAAACATTACATTATTCGGTTACAAAAGCTAAAGTAAAAGGCAGTGCTTTAGGAATTGAGCAAGCAGCTAAGGACTTGGTTATTGAATATCTTGAAAATCGCGATACAGCAGGTTTAGATTATAATATCGATATAATAAAAGATAATCTATCTATTTCACTAACAGAGTATTTTGATAATTTTACACAATATTTTAATTGCCAACCTGATGCAGATAAGTATGGTAAGTCGTTTATTGAATACGATCCGGATGGTCCACCAACAGCTAACATTTTTTTAAATAACGACGAAGTGTTAATCTCACAAACCTTTGCTGAGGTGAGTGTCATCTTACAGGAGCTAAAAGAAGCAGATGAATTGTTTGAAAATAAAAGAAATCTAACAAAAAAATTTATTGGAGCTGATTTTTATTACCTAACTACAGATAGCCAAGGCGAGCCGGAAATTGGTGTGTTGTTCGAAGCAGATAAGCCTTATGCAAACTTTGTCAATCAAAACTACCCCTCTACGGCATCAGTATTTTCAGATGATATCATAAGCGAAAGAGATTTAGGATTTTTTAGACCTAGTAATTCCAGCATTGTTGTAATACAAGGGAAACGTTTAGAGTTTTTTACAAGGGATAACTACCCACCTAACCAGCTTTACATATTTCCAGATCCTAATTTATTTACAAATAATGAAAATGTACTAACGTTTATTATTGATACATCAAGATCTGTAAATAATAGAAGCAAAGGTATCGCAATTAATCAGCCTAATACTGATAAAGAAAGTACATCATTTTTAGGTTATAATTCTGAAATTGCTGAAGATAGAAATCTTAATACCGATTTATCATACTTATACGATGAAGGTTATATTGATGATAGTAAAAAAGATTTATTCGGTAACATATTTGGCCTTATAAAGGATAATGATTATTACAGAAGTAATATAGTATCTGAAGATCCAGATACTATTAAGAGCCTTATTTTAAATGGATATCAATTTTATGATGACTTATATGGTGAAGCCTACGACTTTAATTTCGATACGGCTGATTCATCTACCTATACGCAAACAATACGATCCGGTCTCACATCTTTTACAAATGATTTAACCAAACTACCGGCGTCAGCATATAATCTCTTTTTTAGATATTTTAATCCTTACCAGGAGCTTAAAGAGCCATCGAATTGGCTTGAGGTGGATTTTAAAAGACCAGAGACTTTTACAATTGACGCGGATGTAAAGGAGGCGGCTTACTTTATGTATGACGACGGTGAAACTCTCGCTGATCCAACGAGCGCGACTTCTTCCGGAGATCTACTATTTTCAGGTTTAAGTGCCTATGCTGATAGCACGTTACAATTTTATTATTCAGATCTTGTTGATGCTGGAGCAGCTTTTTTAAATACTGCAGAATCAAGTACAATATTTAGAGGGCTATGTGACCCAACAAATGCCTGGACTAGTGATCTACGGGGTAACTTTACTCTTAATGCAAGATTGTCCGGCGACAATGGGGTAAAAAATTACGACTGCGGCCGTTTTACGGATAATATAGTATTTAATTATTCATTAGCAAGCGAAGGGTTCGTGTATGATGATACTGTGTTTACCGTGACGGAATTTACGGCAGCTGATACTTCAAAGGAGAGCTTTTTCGATAAACGTGAACATGTTGGTAAAATATATGTAAAAAATATTAACCAGTCTCCAGAAAAGCCCGCCGTCAAACAACTAACCGACGCTTTGACGTATTTTCCTAGCAAGTATAATACAACTGTTTGTCACCAGCTTTCAACTTCAATAAAAGAATTTGACTTATTATATTCTACGCTGTTTTTGGAAACTAGTACGTTCTTCATTACAGAAAAGACAAAGTATGAAAATGACATCTTTATTTCGCCAATTACATTTACCAACTACCTTACTATACATACTAGCTTTTTTGACAAAATTAGTAACCGTGTAAAGGTGGGTGAAGATGTCTTCTTTTGCAGGGTTGTGCAAGAACAGCTCTCCTTAAAGGATATACGTGTTTATCCAAAACTTTATAAATATAATTTTAGTAAAGATAAAACAGAAGTTATATTTCCGACTACTGGTAACACCGCTGCCAATTCATCGTGTTATTTTGATTTATCATCTCCGAGTCCATTATCCGTATACATAGAAGCCGGTAAGCCATTTCTTACATATAGTAGTGATAATGAACAATTCAACTTAGGAGTTCTACTGAAAGATCTAAATAAAGGTCCCTTACTTCTAAACTATTTATTTGAGTATAAAGATAGTGTATCATTTATAGATTCAACGGCATTTACTAGTAATGTTAGTCGTTTTACTTACATATTTGCAAATAAGCATTTGACTACCCCGGCCGTTGATCTCTCTAATTTGAATTTTATGTTATCTTCGGAAGTTCCGTCTATGACTGCAACATACCAAATTCCCGAAGTCGCACAGACACCAGTTCTTTCATCTCTTTCAACTAAAGTATCAGCTACGGCACTTGTATTATGAACACTCACACATTAGACATCGGATCAAACAAACTTCAAATAAATGAAGAAATAACCTTGGGCGCTATAACTCTCTTTAACATTACTGAGGTTAATTTAGACATATCTGACGTATATTCAGATATTTGCCCCAATTACGTAAGTATTGACTGGGGTGACGGTACAGATGTTTTAACTCCGGATTTGACAATTTTTAGAGATTACAGAACACAATCAATCTTCCCAGAAATAGAAAAAGGCGCAGCTCCTGTTTTTTTAACAAATACATATAAACACATCTATTACCCTTCTAGCTATGCACTTAAAAAAGAAATGACCTTTAAAATGAATATTGGGTACGTTACAGGTGAAACAACGCGGTTTACTGCTCCAATAAGTGTTAATTCGGAAAATTATTATCAGAGTGTTGAGGATATGGAAATAGTAGGCTTAGACTTATTAAATGACCCAAATAATATATCTCGTGTATCACTTCTAACACGAAAAGATAACTATATTGTTCAACTGGATAACAAATCTTATAAAGAAAAATAGGTATAAATATATAAAATGGGATGTTTAATACAAACTAGTTTAAGTGCTTTAAGTTCTGTTGAGGCAACAATATGTCCAACAGATCTTACTTTAGACCAGTATGCACAAACCTTCAACGGAGGGTATGTTCTAAATTTTGTGACTGCTTTATCCGGCGTTCGAGATTTTAAAAACATCAATTTTACTAACTTTTTTCTTACTAATAACGTTCTCCTAGACAGTATTACAACACATAAGGAAATTAATGTAAAACCCGATTCATACTTTACAACGCTTAATTTTACCACTTCGGGTAATAATTATTTACTATTTAAACCAGCTACTATAGAAGGATTTAAAAATAACAACACTATATATGATGCTACTTACTATGGTGGTACTACATTTACAACCGTTTTATCCGATGCTAGTAACTTTGAAATAACCTTTGTAGACGACTTTACATGTCGTGTTAGTACCTTAAGCTCTAATAATATAAGATATTACTTAGTAGTTACAGATGATGCAGATATTAGTGGTCGACGTAATACGCTTTTTGTTGGTGAAAACCAGCTGCCACTAGAATCCTTTAATCTAGAATATAATCTTTTAAAATATAAAACTGATAGTTATATTAATTTATATTCGACTAAGCTTACAAATCCTAAGGTAGCGGAAGAAGGAATATCAAAATTTATTTTAGTAGGTGATGGTGGGAAAGTATATGCAGATAAAATATCAACAGCTGCAAAAGCAAATCAATTTTATATTGCTGACAGCAGTATAAAAATAGATCAAGAGCTTAATCTTACAATACCATCACCATATAATGCTTCGTTCATTACATACGACGATAAAGGTAAAATAGAAAATGATGCAAGTGATTTTAACTTGCCTTCTAACTACCTCTTTTATAGCTCGAGTAATAATGTAAAACAAGATTTTAACTTTTTTAATTTAAAAAATATTGTCAATACACAGGAAAGTTTTACATCTTCAAATAACTTACTTTCAACTTCAGAAACAACAATTTTTGCACAAGGATTAAGAAATTATACGTCAATATTTTTAGATATTGATAGCGAACGAAATGAAACATTATCTCTTAATTTTGTATATAATAATTTAGATATTGCAATAAAGCCGGGTACAACACACTTTACTACCCCCTCATCTATGGCTCCGTTCAATAAACTTAATATTAATGATACTAAATTCACTAAATGTGGTTCGTTTTCATTTACAAGACCGGATTTATCAGATCGTGTTTATAAATTGGACGATGATTCTGTACTTGACGAAAATGTTACATATCTTTGTACCTGGCTATCCGGGGGGATCGGTGAAGAAGGTATATGGGTTGATAGATATTACTACCCGGACTTAACGAGTAAAGAAACTGCATTAGCGAGTGCTGCGGCCTACAATTCCACATACGCCCAAGCCGTAGAAAACTTAATTAAAACTAACTCTACTTTAAAATCGTCTGTAGAGAAAAAATTATATTTTGATAAAAAAAGTGATTTAGTATTTGAGCCAAAAAAGAGATACAAATACATAAGAATTTCAGAAGACGATTTTGTTAGAAAATCACCAACAAATTTTTGCGATACGGCTCAAATTAACGGAAAAATTAACAATTATTACAAAGACATTAATACTAGCGGGGGGTTTGGCTTAGGATTTACAATTCAAAATGATTCTGGCAATTTTGTAGTTAAGTCAGGTAGTAACGACATTAAAGGCGGGGTAAGTTTTACCATATTAGACAATGAAGTAACATTTGAGTTTGTGTTATTTGATAACAGTACAACAGGAGCTTCTTTACAAGAGAGACTTTTACTAAACACTTTTACACATAAATTTAAAATTGATAAATTTGAAAAAAGCAATGTGTTTTTATCATTTAATGCTATAAACGGTATCTGTAATCTATATCTAAATTCTAATGTAATTTTTACCTTTAATGTCGGCGCGTATCAATTGTTTACAAAAAGAATTTTATTTGGAGATATTTACGTGCAACCGATTTACGGTGGAGCTCCTCCGGAGGAGTCAAACGTGAGCCGGCTCACTATTCGGACGACTCGGACCGAGGGGGACGATGTACCAGGTGGGGAACCCGAGCCTGAGCCGGATCCCTTATGGGGATTTGTTGATGCAGGTGACCCTATCGGCGATCCTATAGAAATTTTATATAACCAAGCAGCTAAGCAAAAGTTTATTAGCAATTTATATTTATGTCTAGAGCCTTTAGAAAAATATGAAGAGCTAGCAGTTGTGTTTAGTACAAACATTGAGAGCATTCAAGATCTTACGATATCGCTTCCTTGTGGGCAAAGAAACCTAACTGATACATTTACCACTGTAAACTCAATTAACACTAATTTAAAAAATAAGAGTAATGTAGTTGATATTAACGTTAAGAATTTAAATATTAAGGATACTAGTATTACTGATAGTGTTAAAGATATTATAAAAACAAATATTATTAATGCTCTGCCGAAATCAACAGTTATTAATGATATAAACATTATAAATTACAAATGATTAGTTATTTTAAATATACAACTGGGAACGCATTTACGTTAAGCGGAGCCAACTACACCGGCTTGCTTAATATTGTTGACGGTGTAGCTTACACGGGTAAGTCGTTAACCACTTCTTCAAAGGTTCTTAGCTCAAGTAATACTTTCTTATCTAATTGTTTTTTAAATAAATTCGAATTTGACAGAACCACGGCTCCTATAGACACATCAGTAATTAAAAGACCTTCTATTTCACCGAGAAATATTATAGATCAAACGTTTGTGGATACAAATCTACAGTGTCTTAATCTTAATAACTTACATTTATATGCTTTAAATATTGTCGCAAATCCTAATATATTAGATTTTGCAAATACTGTTACAAACGGTGATAGTTACTTTCTCGGTGCATCGAGTAGTTCAACTGATTTAAGAAATGATGATTTATCTTTAGCAAAAGATGCAAATTTTCCAATTCAAATAGATCCATTTAGTACTGTCGATAAAATTCCGGGTGTTGATGTATTAGACGACACGTTAGATAGTACACTCTTTGTATATGACGATGAATCTTATTTTTACTTTATAACTACAGCTACTAATTCTTATACTTTTTCAGGTAGTTTTGTGCACAACGGTGGTCTTGTAAGGTTGTACGATGATCCATTTAAAGGCAATAGTAAATTTACATATGATAATAATACTGATATACTCTACAGCTTAGATGGTAGTGATTTAAATCTTTATGATAATAGCTTTATTAATCCGTGTAAGGTTTTTAAGTTAGTAGATAAGGTGACGCTTCCGACACCGCCATTGGATGACGTTGTTGAGATTGGAAATAATTTATTAGGCTTTAGAGCTCGATATGATGCTAGTGCTCCGAGTGGTACTAGAGGTATATCTATTCAGCTACATGATAAAAACTCATTTAAATTTATTGCCGCTATTAGATCACGGATGCAAGCCGAAACTATTTTAGCTTTTGATATTCGTGATACTGACGATAGTATTCTAGTGCTCACTTCCCGTCAAGGAGGCGAAAACACCGGTAAATATTTCTTATATCATATTGATGTAGATACTCTTGGTGAAGAAGATAGTATTACATTAGGAGATAATCACAACCCAAAAACAATATTTAGGTATCAACCGGAGACCGAATACAACGTTAGAGAGGAAATACAAATTTATTTTTCCGGAAGCGATTCTAATATATTTACTTTAAATGATAACGGTGCTATTTCTACGAGATTTATTTCCGATCCATTAAAACCTTCTGGGATTCCCGCAACTGACAATCTACTATATTTAAAGGATATGTTGTTTGACGACACAAGAGAGAGATTTAATTTAATAGAAAAGAAATTTAATTCTAATTTATTAAGATCTAATTTTTTCAATAATATTAACCTTCTCGTTACAAAAAATAACTCTAATTTGTTTTATTTGCTACATAACATAGGTCGTATATATTTGTTCAGAGACTCCAGTCTTCAATATAAAAATTATATTCCGTTAGATTTAGCAAATTTATATGAAAAGATTACTAGTTGTGAGTCTAGTTTAGGTATTTCATTAAATAGTGAGCTTCAAAATATTATTAAAGATACAATTAATATATATTTAAACGCTAGCGTTATACCTATACAAGAGTTAGTTGATGGTATACCAGTTTTACGAAAATATATATCTTATGAAGGGATGAAAATAAACTTCCGTGATTTTGAGTTTCATGAAAATGAAGAAGTAACATATGACTCTATTTCCAGAGTTTTTAATGAAATTTATGAACTTCAACAAGCTGTAATTAATACAATGGCGTCCGGTGAAATTATCGACGAAATAGGTCAAAATGACTTGGCGTTGTCAAGGAGTAATAAAGGCTCGGTTAGAGAGAATGGGGGGTTAATATATTAACTAAATAAAATTATGGCTGCTATCACACCTGAAAATATTGGAGAAAGTTTAAAGAGATTGCGTATAGCGGATTATTATACGTCGCTATTACATGTCAGCGGAGCAGATCTTTCTGTATTGCCTAATAACGATGTATATACGGGAAGCGGAAAAACAACAGGCATATCATTAAGCTCGATTAACGATCGGGTAGTAATCAATAGATATATTGAACCTGTAGGGTTTGATACCCCTACGGAGTGGTTAGATGCGTTTTTTCCTATTAACAGTATAATGTTAACCATGACAAATGATAACCCTACTAATAGGATTGCAGGTACTAAATGGGCACCGGTTGCAAGTGGTAGATTTTTAGTAGGTGTCGGTGAAGGCCAAGATAGAAATGAACCACCATATAATAGGCTTTTTACACCCGGTTATAATGGCGTAGGCTCAGGTGATATCGCTGGAGAATACTGTACGAGATTGCGTGCGGAAGAGTTACCAGAACATACACACGATGTTAATACACAATTTACTACAACCGGTGAATTTGATACATCAACACAATTTATATTTTATTTCGGTCCCACTGTAAATGAACAAGGTATAACTGAAGAAAGACCGCTTAGTGATGTCCCGGGAGCTCGAGTACCTATAGCTCTGCAGGGGAACTTTCCATATTATCTAGAGCAAGATAGGATCGAAGCATTTCAAAATAACGGCACATATGACGGGCAAGATCAATATAGAACGTGGTTAATACAAAAAAGACATGAAGAGGGCTATAGATATAAAGATGAAGATTTTAACCCAAAACTTAGTAACCATTCTTTAGCTGGTTGGGGCGGTAGTGTCGTCGGTGGGCCTGGATGGGGCGGTTTAATATCCATAGGTTCTGATGAACTAGTCTATATAAACAATAGTCCTAGGCCCGACGGGGTACCATTTACAGCGGGAGATACCACTTTAGAATTACTTCCTAGTAATTTTGATCCGAGAGCTGGCAATAGAGTACATCCGGGTGAATTTAATTCCCAAAATCTTCTAATGGCGAGAAATATTATTGTACAAGCACTAGGGGAAGAAGCAGCAGCAGAAGCTCTCGCAGATGTCACACGACTAGATGCGTTAGATGAGCAGGTACAAAACGGTATATTTCGCGGTAACACTACTGCGGAGCAGATGCCAGGTAGCGGTGTTGAAAGAATTACGTCAACTACAGGACAAACAGAGTGTCATAATAATATACTTCCAAACTATGGTGTCTATGTTTGGCGGCGCGTACCTCTAGATTATCAAATACCGGAGCCGCCAGAAATAGAAACAAATGAACCTGTAGACGAACCGGTTGAACCGGAAGATACACCAACGCCGCAGATGTGGAGATATACAATATCATCTAATAAAAAGGAGCTTAATTTAAATAGTTGGGCAAGAGGACAGGGATGGAATGGGACTGATCCAGCTACTATAACTATAGCCGGTGGTGTTTATATATGGTCAGATCGCACTGATAAAGCGGCGTTAACAATTGATGCTTGGCCGTCTGGTGTTACAATAATAAATAATGGATTTATAATAGGGCGTGGTGGTGATGGTGGTTCTTGGGTGACTGCTAAAAAGAAAAGGTTATGGCCGGATCGAGATAACGGTCAAAGTCAAGACGGTGGTTACATGACTGGCTGGGACGGTGGTCATGCTATCGAAATTAGATCTACATCTAGAGTAACTATTAATAATAATAACGGCGCTATTGGTGGTGGCGGTGGAGGTGGTGCAGGCGGCGGAACTGGTAATTTCGGCGGTGGGGGCGGAGGCGCTGGTGGTGGTAAAGGTGGAGCCGGGTCACAGGGTGTCAGTGCATGGGGTGATTCTCGAGAAAAAGGAGGATGTGGTGGAAATCTCGGTTCAAAGGGTGGTGATGGACAAAATTGGAAGCGGTGTAGTAGTGGCGTCTGCACGTGGGTCAGACCAAGTAGTGATTACCCAAACGGAATTTTTCTCCAAGGCAAAGGGGGCGAAGCTGGCGGCGGTGGATCCGGTGGGTGGCAAAGAGATGGAAATGATCCACATGGCGGTGGAGGTGGCGGCGGTCGTAAACTTCGGAAAAACGGAAGCTCAAGTCGTGGAGAG